CACCGCTCACTGCGTGTGTAAGTCTGACGACTTTGTAAAAGTCAAGCAACCGCAACGCATGTTTGGAATCCTAAGTCATCCACACTTGAGGGCAAGCGTTTACGAGTACCGTGTTACGCCCTTGGACGTAAAGCACTACAGCAGCTAGCACTGGTCCTCGCTTGATCAGAGGCGCTAGTTCATCGGTCAAAGTTGACGACAAGAACCCGATCGGTATGCCCTCGACTCGGACTCCAATGTTCATCGCTCCGCGCGGATCTGCCTCGTAAGTCAGCAAGGCCGCTATCGGCTCAGTGCGCCGAGTTTCATCATTCCAGGTCGCCATTGCAGACACGCTTTCAATCATGCTCGCGTACTCATTGACCACCCACTGCAGCCGCACAGACTTTTCCTCGTCGTACTTGAGGACCACCGGCTCGGCAACCTTCTTGCTGAACAGTCCCATGACTTACCCCCTGATCTCAGAATGGAGCGCGCAGATGGCAGGACGCGGCCCCGCTCCCAAGGCTACGCGCTCGCGTCCTAACGACACGGCCAGACGTGAAAACGAGATGGTCACTGTCACGGCTGACGGCGAGCTGCGCGGTCCTGAATTGCCCGAGGGTCTGGCGTGGCATGAGCGCACGATTGCCTGGTGGACTACCTGGCGCAGAAGTGCGCAGGCGTCGACGTTCACCGAGACCGACTGGGACTTTCTGCTCGACACCGCGATGCTGCACTCTGAGCTGTGGGCCGGCAACGCTGGCGTCGCTGCCGAGTTGCGTCTGCGGACGGCCAAGTTCGGAGCCACTCCCGAGGATCGTCTGCGGTTGCGCCTGCAGATCGACGGCGACGCTAAGGATGCCCCCAAGGGCAAGCCCATGGCGTCCGAGCGACGCAAGCGCCTGCTGAGCGTCGTGGGCGATGCCTAGCCTCGGCTTCCAGATCATCGACTGGATCGAGACTTTCCTAGTCCACGGTCCTGGCGATATTGAGGGCGAGCCGATCGTGCTCGACGACGAGTTCGCTGCCTTCATTATTCGGTCCTATGCGCTAGACGCCAACGGCCGGCGCAGGATTCGGCGAGCAGTAATCAGCCGGCCGAAGGGTCGTGCCAAGTCCGAGCTTGCTGCCATGATCGCGTGCGCCGAGGCCATCGGGCCGGTGCGCTTTTCGCACTTTGCTGCAGCTGGTGAAGTAAGCGAGTGGGGCTACGAATACGAGATCGGCGAGCCTGTCGGCGCGACTGTCAAGCGCCCCGAGGTGCTGGTCTTTGCTACGGAGCTAGGGCAGGCCGGCAACACGTATGACGGCGTGCGTTACATGCTGGACCCGAACACGTGCGCGCCTGATCTCGTCGACCACTACGGCCGCATCGACGTCGGACTGACTCGCATCCTGCTCCCTAACGGCGGCACGATCACGCCAGAGTCTGCTGCCGATTCCAGCAAGGACGGCGGCAAGTCGACATTCATCGTGGCCGACGAGTCTCACCTGTGGATCCTTCCGCGCCTGAAAAGGCTGCATCAGGTCACGCTGCGCAACCTGTTCAAGCGCAAGATCGCCTCGGGCTGGATGCTGGAAACCACGACCATGTACGCGCCGGGCGAAGGCTCGGTCGCCGAGGGCACGCACGACTACGCCAAGAAGGTCATCGAAGGCAAGACCAAGGACTCCTCGCTTCTGTTCGATCACAGGCAGGCAAGCGCAAAATGGGATCCGACGAAAGCACGCGATCGCCTGGCTGGCCTGAAAGAGGTCTACGGCCCCGCGGCTGACTGGATGGACCTCGAGGCGATCGCCGATTCCTACGATGACCCGCAGACTTCCGCAGCCGAGTGGGAGCGCTACTGGTTCAACCGGCCCGTCTCGCTGCAAGGCACGTGGCTGCAGCAGCGCGCCTGGGATGAGTGCTTTGACGCTCGCCCCATCAAAGACGGGGCTCGCGTCGTCCTCGGTCTGGACGGCTCGTTCTCTGGCGACTCCACAGCACTGGCCGTTGTCGAGCTTGGAGAGTTTCCGCACCTGTCAGTGGTTGGAGTGTGGGAGAAGCCGCCGAGCGACTCAGAATGGCGCGCACCGATTCTCGACGTCGAGGACGCTATCCGCACCGCGTTCCTACGCTGGCAGGTAGTCGAGGTCACCGCCGACCCGCACCGCTGGGCACGTTCCCTTGAGGTGCTCGCAGCTGAAGGTCTGCCGATCACCGAGTTTCCGCAGTCGGCTTCGCGCATGACGCCTGCCACGCAGCGCTTCACCGACATGGTGAATCAGCGACAGATGACGCACGACGGCAACCCCGCGCTGACGCGCCACGTGTCCAATGCAGTGCTCAAGTCTGACGCGCGTGGCACTCGCATCTACAAGGAAACAAAATCAAGCCCCCGCAAGATCGACCTCGCGGTGGCTTCGATCATGGCGCTTGAGCGCGCTATGCACTTTGAGGAAGCACCCGCCGAGGTGATTCCGCAGTTCTTCTCATTCGATGACTAGGAGCCCCATGGCCGCGTTCTTCATGCAGGTGGCAGGACTGGCAGCGGTTGCTGTCGGCTGCTTCCTCATCGCGCCGGCCGCAGGCTTCATCGCCGCAGGTGTCGGGATCCTGGCACTCGGCATAGCGCTGGAGCGTGGCTAATGCTTGGACGACTTCTCAGCTCGGAGACTTCCGAGCAGCGCGCGATCACCTATCAGACCCTGTGGGGCGCTGCCGCTGATCTCGTCGCGCGTAACACCTGGTCGGGATCGGTCGTTACCGAGGACACCGCGATGCGCCTCGGCACGCTATACGCCGCTGTGCGCCTACTGACCGACACAATCAGCACGCTGCCGGTCGACACCTTCCAGCGCATTGACGGACAGCGCAAGCCGTTCAGGCCCAAGCCCGCTTGGGTCAATTCTCCTGACATCGGCATGACTCGTCACGATCACGTGCAGCAGGTCATGATGGCACTGCTTCTTGACGGCAACTCGTTCACGCGCATCTATCGCAACAGTGCAGGCGAGGTCGTCAGCCTGGTCGTGCTGGCCCCGCGTGACGTCACTGTGGAGCGCCTGCCTAACGGCGAGAAGCGTTACGTGTGGAAGAAGGATCACTACCTTCGCGAGTCCGATGTCCTGCACATCACCGAGATCACGCCGCCTGGACAACTGCGCGGACTTTCGCGCGTAGAAATGTGCAAGGAAATCATCGGTCACTCCATGGCCCTTGACGAGTTCAGCGCCAGGTTCTTCGGGCAGGGCTCATCCACGAGCGGAATTATCTCCTCGCCTGCGATGCTCAACAAGGAACAGTCGCGCGACCTCAAGGACGGATTCGAGTCCGGCCACCGTGGCATCCGCAAGAGCCACCTGGTCGGCGTGCTGTCCGGCGGCGCAACCTTTACCAAAACTGGCGTCGACCCCGAGCAAGCCCAGATGCTGCAGTCGCGGGAGTTCGCGGTCGAGGAGATCGCGCGCATCTTCCGCATCCCGCCGCACATGCTCGGCGTGACCAAGCCAGGTGCGTCGTCCTACGCCTCGGTCGAGCAGCAGGGCATCCAGTTCGCGCAGTACACGCTGCGCCCATACCTGGAAAAAATCGAACTTGCGTACTCGTCACTGCTGCCTGGTGAAGCGTTCCTCAAGTTCAACCTTGACGGCATTATGCGGGGCGATCTTGCGTCAAGATTCCAGGCCTACTCGACAGCAAGCCAGGCCGGCTTCTACTCCATCAACGACATCCACCGCCTCGAGGACATGGCCCCAGTCGACGGCGGCGACGCCTACCGCGTCCCGCTGGCCAACGTGAACCTGAACGCCGCAAACATCACTGAGATGGATCGCCGCATCGCGATGGCGCAGACGTTGATCGACTCGGGCTTTGATCCAGCGGAAGCGCTCAAGGCTGTCGGCCTGCCCCCGATCAAGCACACAGGCGTACCCACTCGACAGCTGCAGCCGATCGCAAATATCGACCCAGGCAATCCGACGTCGATCTACCCCAAGGGCAAAGCATGAGCATAGAAATCCGTGAAATACGTGCGGCCGAC